ATCTGTGTCGTAGGATTTGAGCTGATATTGCTCTGGTTGTTTTGATCTCTAGAACCATATTCACCATCTCAAAAGGAGACCAGTGCTTATGTTTGATGAGATACCGAAGGAGACGAGGTGCTGTCTCTTTGCTGTGTTGGTTAGCAGGGTTAGATACACGTGCACAGTAGGCTACGAGATCTTCTGCGTCAGGGGTAATGGAAATAAGTTTAGCGGTGTGCATACATGAAGATACATGATATATGTGATGCTTCTAGTAGTCTTACTAGAGTAGGAGGAATAAGACAAAATGGTTCGGACTTCGTCCTCACCTCATTTTGGAAAAGAAGAGGAAGATTGTGTCTTCCCCTTCCTTTGACCGCTTTTTCCACACACGAGGGCACCACTCCCCGTGTAATAGTGTCGGATTAGAGCGACGATAGGAGCGATATTAGAGGGAAACCCAGGTAGGGACTGAGTTCTTGGTCTTACCTCTAGCTTCTTGTCTTTGCTTGTAATTCATGCCTAGAACCATGTGGTTAGCGGCTGATTGTGGGTCGTCTTTCCAAGCTTGTTCTAAATCTTTCCACTCTTCAAATTTACGTTTGGCAATTTCTTGGTTGGCTGAGATTGCCATTGCGTCGGTGAAGTATTTAACTCCTTGGGCAAGGCTATCGAGTCTGTCATCGTGTTTAACGGCACCTTTTTCTCTACACATTCTAGAGAATTGGTAGAAGAGCATGTAGAGAAGACGTTCCTCAGGAGGCGCATCTTTGTTGCTGTTATAATCCCAGTCAATAAGCCCTCTGTCAATAACCAGACGATGCTGATTAAGGACAGGCTCCAAAGCGTCAATAATGCGATCCTCTTTTCTGACATTAGCACGTACCTCTTCTACGTCGATGTTTTGTTTAGTTTGGACTAGGTGTTTTTTGAACAGTTCTGCTACGATGCCGTCACCAAAGTTTGTCTCAATTAAGAGCTTTGAGACTTTGTATTTACGACACCCTCTCAGAATGTCCAGAAGCGTGTTGTCTGAGTATCCGTCTCGGTAAGCACGCATTTCGTGCACGTACAGGAAACCGTTGCGTTGGGAGATATAAGTTGCTGCTGTCTCATCTGATCCACGACCCGACGGGTCAATAGAGCAGATTGTCTCAGAGTAATCATCCCATTGCCCCTGGAGCTGCATTGGACTGTAGAAATAATCTCCAGGTAGTCCGACAGTTGGAGCTTCTTTGATAACGTTTTGGGGGTCGCTACACCATACAATGGACTCAGGAGCAGTGGTAGGGTTAACGCTGGTGACAATAAGATCAGCCATTTTAAGCGGGAACTTTTCGGCGTCACTGAGAGTCGTGTCCAGCATGAACTGCAGCATGAAGTTGCTGCGTCCCATTGCTGCTTCACGTTCGATAAGATCTTCATCACTAAAGCGATCAGGGTCAGTTACGTCCCAAGGTTCTGCCCCGTTGTCAATGTCTTCTACAAGCTGTGGGGCTAGGAGACCTTCGTAGTTGGCTAGTTTCTTGGGATAGCGGGAGGGCCAGACAAACGGTCTGTAGTTACGTTCTGCTAGTTTACGGTAGATGGTAAACGTAGTTTGGGGAGTCCCAAGGAACATAATGCGGCTGTCTGGGTTTGGTGTCAGGATTGATTCGGTTTCTGTACAGAGCTGCAACAGCTTTTCCCTCATCAATTCTGTCATTGAGTTACCAGGAACCTCCACGTCGTCTAGAATCATAAGGTCAGCACGGCTACCAGTAAGCTGACCAGTAATGCCGACAGACTTAACTGAAGGAGCTTGGTGAGGTTTAGCTGGTCCCACGTCGAATGAGACCCTGGACCATCTTTGGTCATCTGATTTAGGTTTAAGGTGTGCAAGCCAAGGAACTTCTAGCACAAGCCGCTGACAAAAGATGGAAAACGAGTCTGCTCTATCCTTAGATGCAGATACCACCATGATTTTCTTGTCAGGGTTATTGTAGAGCGTCCACAGCACAAAGGCTGCTGTAATCCAGCTCTTACCTACCCCACGAAACGCCTGAATCTGTAGACGTTTGGGTCCTTGCTGTAGGTATTCTGCGATGCACAGTTGTGCACGGGTTGGTTGGGGAAGTTTGAGGTGTGCCCAGATTGCGGTAAGGAAATACCGAAAGTCTGACTGAAGATTATTCTGTAAGTCGTCTGTATGCATGCTAGAAGGGGCTAGAAGGGGCCTCTAAGGCACTTCTGGTGGGAATGTACCTTAGAGACTTTTTAGGGGCCTTACAGGGCCTTATAAAGGGGACTTACTTGCGACGTCCACTGCTGCGACGAGCTGCACGACGCTCAGCCCAAGTCATGCGCTTACGAGGAGTGGGTTTTTCAGTAGACCTTTCGTACCGACGCTTGGCTGCTGCATACTTAGCTTGACCACCCCGTCCAGCAGGGAAGCTGCTACGCTTAGGTGCACCACCACGGGAACCACGGAAGAAGTTTGCTTTAGCCTTTTCTCGGTTCTTTTCAATAGACCCTTGGCTAGAAGAGCTGTAGAAGCGTTCCTTAGCTTCTTTTGGGGTGGTTTGCTTAGTCGTGGGCTTGTTACCACCTGCTTTTACTTGGGGGCGAGGCTCTTCTTTCTTTTTAGGCTTTGCAAGTTTACGTCCGTACTCTGCACCAGCACTGACAGGACCTACGTTTTTGCCGCCTTTTTGCTCCATAAGTTTGCGAGCTTTGACAGCTGCGCGGTGCTCTTTCAGAGTCTTGTAACGCTTTTTGTAAAGACCGTCTTTTTTAGTTGCCATTTGTGTTAGTTGATGTGATCGATAATACGTTGTTCTCTGTCAGGATGCAGCCCATATTTAGCACGCATCCAATTTAACCAGTTGTCGCTACCTTTGTCCTGATTACAATGGGTACAGGCTGGTACCAAGTTGCTCGTGAGATCTTCTCCACCCAGAGACTTAGGGTGAACGTGGTCAAGAGTAAGTTCATGTAATTCATAAGTTTCTCCACAATAAACGCATTGACATTTGAAGTGCTCTTTGATTGCACGCCTCCATAGGCGCTTAGCTTCTGGGGATGTCATGGTTATTAGGTTGTATAAGTAATGATCAGGAGTAGGTAGCAGAGGCGTCATCTGATTGTCAGCTTACCTCTGTTTCTGGCACGGTTTTTGGACGGGTCCTCGCGGACGAACGTGCCTTTCGTGGTTTTGGAGAAGTCTTTGCCTCCTTTACCGTAGACTTCGGCTTGGCGACGGGCTTTGTTGTGCTCTGCGCGGTAGTCTTTGCGGTCTTCGCGTTTGTTAATTTGCCGATTCGTTGCGTTTTTATGGGCTCGAGCGGCTGCATTGTCGCGGTAATTCTTCGCACTTTTGCGTAGCTGGTTGTAGGGTTTCTTTTTAGGAGCCATTAGCGTCTTACTGCCTTTTGTACTTCATCAAAATTGATGGTTGGCATAATATCAGCAAGGCCGCTGAGAGCAGAACCCTCAACGGCCACACCAGTGATGTCATTTTTGGACAACCAATCACAAGCTGCTTTTAGGTCTTGTGTGGTTGCTTCGCCAGACTTGATTCGCGCTAAGAACTCCTCTGTGATAAGGTTGTGAAGCTCGTTAAATGAGTCCTCACTTGCTCTTTTCTTGCTCATTTTTAGATTGTACGGACACGATAGGTACAACATCGTGACACAACACCTCAACACGGCTGCCAGGTCTAAACTGGAACCCAGCTTTCATGATTTCAGTGCACTTAAGAGCACGAACTAGCTCATAATCCAAGCGAAGTTTTTGTTCATGCTTTCTGGCTATGCTTTTACACAGCTCAATCATGCTGCCATCAAGGGGTACACTGAAGTTAATCTGCATACCGAAGTTGTTACTACGCACATATCCCGTATCTTCGTACGGAATAGTGTCATTGCCCATGTAAAACGGGCTAAGTTGCATAGTTGCACCATTGCAGCTAACGTTGTTAGCAAAGTATTGTCGAGATGGTGCCCCGTTGTTTTGGAATTGAACGGCTTGATTGGTCACATTGCCTGTAGCTGCTGCCACAGGGTTTGAGCTGTTCTGAACTGTAGGGTCTTCAGCAGCAAACGCAGGGCTTACTGAGAGAAGACAGACAGCGAGGTAGTGGTAGATTGTTGCTGGATAACTTCGTCGATTACGATGTTTTCCACGACGCCCGCTACTCGGTCGACAGTCTCCAGTTGAAACTGTTCGCCTGCGGTTGTCACTGAATAGGTTGTTGCAGAATCGAGAATATCCCCACTGGGGGTTACGTTGGTTCCAGACCATGATTTGTAATCGCCACCATAGATATTCGTCGTAATGGTACGATCAATATCAACAGTGGTGGTAGTAGTGGATTGCATGCTGCCCTGTGTAAAGTTGGGCGTGACTTGCTGAGCTGCAGCGGGACTAGCTAGAAAGAGAAGGAGTAATAGCTTTTTCATGTGTCTTTCTTGGGTTCGCTTGGTTTGTTGTTTCTGTTGTTAGACGTGTTGAGTCCAAACGTAGCGAGAGCGCCTGTAAAGACGCTAGCAACAAAAGTAATGTCACCACCGCTTTGACCTTTTTTAATCATAGGGATGTCGACATAGTTAAGAGTGATAATAAAACCACTCCAAACAACAACACCAAGCCGAACAAAGGTTGCTAAAAACTCAATCTCTTCGTGATGCTCCTTTAATTTTGTGAGCATTGGCTTTTTTTCTTGGTTAGTTTGCTCCATGTTTGTTTGAATACAGGTTTAAAGACCATTACTAAGTATTTGAACAAAGAGGTAGCAGTCAAGGTGGCAGCAACACTGATAAACGCTGTGGTGGCTGCAGTGGTCATGATAGTTGTAGTTGGCATTGGGACTTCAATGTCCGTAAATGGGATCTCAACTATCTGTGCCTCTGGTGGAAGGCTTGATTTAGTTTTGTCAGGAGCTTTATCCTGGTTCTCACCCTTGATACCTGGCGGTGGTCTAAGGTCGCTAGGAGGCACCACAAGGGGCTTGTAGCTAGGTAGCTGAGCCCTTGGTACCTCCAGCACTGCTTGGGGCAGCTCAGGGGCTGCTGGAAGGGTTAGAGAGGGGAGAAGCGGCGGATCACTCCAGGGGTCCACCGAACAAACCGCGTTCGATAAACTTGACGGCTTCGTCGTCTACAGTATTGTCAGTAGATTCTGCCAGCTTTTTCAGCAGGTCAACAATAAGCCGTTTGACTTGATCAGAATTGATGAACGAAAACAGAAGTGGACGGATTAGGGTGATCATTCTTCAGCGGGGGTAGGTTCGGGAGTGGGTTCTGGGGCAGGCTCAGGAGTCGGCTCAGGCTCAGGCGTGGGCTCTGGAGTCAGTTCAGGCTCTGGAGTCAGTTCAGGCTCTGGAGTCGGCTCGGGTTCGGGCTCAGGTGCCGGTTCCCAGCTGTAGAAAGCAGAGCTAGTGCAGTACTCAGCGAGAGCAGCAACATCTGCACAGGCAGCAATAGCAGTCTCCTTTTCGTTGCTCAAGGTGCGGATCTCACCACGACGGGAGAGCACCTCAGCAGGGACAGCAGCACTGTTCTCTGCCTGACGGACTACATACCAGTCGGTCTGGCTAAGCAGGGAACCTGCAGCTTCTTTGACCTTTGCAGTCCAGGTTTCTTTGAGTTGATCGAGATCTTTGGGGTTATCGACACCCCAGTAGAACCGCTGATCCCAAGAGGCCGCAGGGGCCTCCGAGACTTCAACGATACCAATGGCTTGCTTTTCCTCCAAAGAGGTCAAGCGCAGCCAATTAGCGGGATATTGCATCCCGTCATGAACAAATGCCTTGTCATATTGCAAGGTCTTACCATTAAGTTGAAGCATAG